GACCTTGATAAAAATAAAGATGGTTTTATTGGCAGGTCCAGGGCTGCGTATGAGGCCTTGTATCCAAAAGTTCGAGATGCTTTGCTTGCTGGCGAAAAAGTGACCATTGAATATGTCAATCTAGGCCAGGTTTTGCCTGACCCTGGTAATGATAAAATTGATAAAAATAAGGAGCATCTGTTGTCTAAAGGTGATAATGGTTTAAATGTACAATTTTTGCAGACGTTACTGCTTAATTGGGAGGCTGATTGCCTACCTAAGTTTGGAGCTGACTCTGACTTTGGCGGCGAAACTGAGGAGGCTGTAAAGTCATTCCAAAGCGAAAAAAAATTAGAACCTACTGGCTCAATCAATTTTATGACCGCAGTTGCTTTAACTAAATATATTTAGGAGCAATAAATGGATTTCAAAGATTGGGCCATGAAAGTTGGGATTAGAACTCTCAGGACTTTCATCCAGGCTTTTCTTGGTATTCTAACTGCATCGGGGACTGGGATGGTTGAGATGGATGTTTTGACTAATGCACTCGTTGCTGGAGCTGTCGCTGCTGTGACCGCTTTACAGAATGGCCTTGAAGAGTGGACGCCAAAAAATAAAGGCTAAATTAAATTAATTTAGTTAAAAAATTAAATACTATATTTCGTGTTGGGTTAGTTATTTTCTTGATTACTCCGTTCCCAGTCTTTGCTGACCATGTACCAACCCAGCCGCCATATGACCAATCGTTAGCTTTGGATTCTACGACTGGTGATTTAACTGTTGGCATTTACTCGTCTGATGGTTTTGAGGACTCCCCGCCTACTAAATACACCATATTTTTCACGATCTCTGATTCTGAGATTGACACTTCTAGTTCGTTTTGCGTATCAACTTCTTTTGGTCATGGTCAAAACTTAACCTGGCAGTATTTTGTTTTTAAGCTCGATGATTTAAAAACCTATTTTGAAAACCCTTATGGAACTTTTAGGACTAGGATTCGTGCTGATAATGACACCGATAATTCTTTTAGCACTCTAACTGAGGAATTAACCATTTTTATTCCAAATCAGGAGCCTTTTGTTGGTTCTGCTGATTGGTCTGCACCAAGTTCTACTTGTTTCGATACTTCAACAACGACAACAACTTCGTCAACTACTTCGTCAACTACTTCGTCTAGCACCACTTCGTCAACTACTTCGTCTAGCACCACTTCGTCAACGACAACTATGCCACCAAAGCCTGAACCTCCACCGCCGCCGCCAACTACTACTACGACTCTTGCACCAGTGATTGTAAAAATTGACGGTGAGGAAGTGGAATATACCCAGGGTGAGCTTGAGGATGGAACCATTGACCGAGATAAAGAAAGGGCTGAAAATGAAAACCTTTACGGTTGTTATATGACTAATGCTCAAATTGAGCGAGGTGATTGCGATGTTTTTAATGATGGTAAATCAAGCGATCAAAAGGATGAAACTCTTGAAATTAAAAATGATGATGACTTTGTTAAAGATGAAAATGCAGGCGAAAATTTGGAGCCTGAAAATGAAAGCATTTTATCTGATGTGGAGATTCAAGAGTTAGAACTTGAGGCTGAAAAAGAAGCCGAAATCAAAAAAGAATTAGAGGACTCCCCTCTTGCTGAAATAATTGGCGATGATGATGAAAAGGTCCAGGAGTTTGTTGACACCATGAAAAAAATTGAGGAAGAGACCGACTTCGATTCTTTAGGTGTTGAGGATGAAGTGATTGTAGTTGACGTTCCTGATGACTTTGAGATTGTAATTGTTGAGCCTGAAGTTAAGGAAACACCACCAATAATTGAGGACTTTGAGTCTGATGAAGTCCTGGAGCCTAAAAAAGAAATAATTGAAGTTGTTGAGGATGTCATTCCTGAATTGCCTGATCGTGAAACTGAAAACGTTGAGGAAGTTGTCGAGGAGTTTGTTGAGTCGCTTAAGCCTGAGACCAAGGTGGAAATAATAGAAGATGTTGTTGAGGTTGGTGTTGAGGAATTGACCGAGGAGCAGGTTGCTGTTGTTGCTGAAGTTGTTGAGTCTGCAATTAATGACGTTGAGGATTTAACCGAGGAGCAGGTTGCTGTTGTTGCTGAAGTCCTTGGCCTTGAGGAGTCTAATGATGTTGCTGTAATTGCTGAGGCTGTAAAGTCAGATAAAGCTGTTGCTGAGGCTGTTGAGGTTTTTGTTGAGCGTGCTGTTCAGAATGCTAACGTTGAGGACTATAACTTGTCTGATGTTGTTGTTGAGGTTCAAATTGAGGAGTTTCTTGAAAATCCTGCTGTAATATTCCAGGTGGATTTTGATGAAATTGTTTTCTCTAAATTGGGCGATGACCTTACTAATCAACAAAAAGAAAAGGCACAGGAGGTCGTCGTTCCTGTAATTATTGCTAGTCAGATAATATCGGCTAGTGTTGTGCCGTTTAGGAGGATAAGATGAAAAAAATAATAGGGCTGCTGAAAAAACTTAATTTCAAAATGTTTAGTTTTGGTAAGTTTTTCAAATGGCTTAAAAGCATATTAAAAGAGACACTGGCTCAAACTTTTACATTGCTTGGTTTTTTTATTGCATGGTTGACTTTGACTGGAACAGCCAAGGACATAGTTGGTGTTGCTATAATTGTGTCGCTTGGTCTTTGGTTATTGACCATTGGCTTTAGAAAATAACCGAGGAGGTTTTTGCTAAGTTTATTAATTGCTTGCTCTTTGTCTTTGCCTGCAACGACTAACGATGTTGCGGTTTATCAGCATTGTATGGACCATCAAGATGTTTGGGTCCTGGGGAGCAAGTGGTCTGATTTAGTTGAGGAACATTTTAAGCCTGAGGATCATGAAACCGCTTATCGTGTTATTGGTTGTGAAAGCAACGGGTTTGCGTCTGCTAAAAATCCAACATCAACAGCAAAGGGTTTATGGCAGTTTATTGATAAAACCTGGACCTGGGTGGAGTCCGTGTTAAAAATTGAGGGATCTGCATATGACCCTTACCTCTCTACCCGATATGCATCATTTTTAGTTTACAAAACAGAGCAAGGCTGGGGTCATTGGTCTGAGTCTGCTCATTGCTGGGAGGCACCTAATGAAAAAATTGAACCTACAGAAATTAATTAATTTAAAATACGAGCTTTACTGGGAGTTTTACTGGTGGCTTGACTCTTTAAATAACAAAATTTATAGAAAGTTAATCAAAAAAGAAAAGGACCGACCTAAGTTCTTATAGTTATGGTAATATCACGCCATGGTTAGCAACGAAATTAAGGAGGTCGTTATGAGTAAAAAACCTAGGCGGGTACAGCCACCCGTCGTTATAAAGCTACCTAGTGATCCGCAGGTCAATTGGACTAATGGTGAGCTGGTAATTACGGACCGTCAACTTAATAACTTCTTTGTGGAAGTTAAAAAGCACTGGGACCGTAAGCTCTTGAGGAAACCTAAGAGTCGAGTTGTCCGTCTCAATGAGGCGGTCGATAAAGTTCTTGAGGCTAAGCAAGAGGTCGAGGACATCAAGTATGAAATTGAGGAATGGAAAGAAAACCTTGAAGGCACCAACTTTGAGGGTACCTTAAAATATGAAATGCTTGAGGAGTGCTTGCAGGGCCTTGAGGAGGTCTTTGACCAACTTGAGGAGGTCACTTACAGTGATGGTGACATAATTTTTCCTGGTATGTTCGACTGAGCAGGGATCTCAAGTCACTGAAAATCAAAGCCAGGCCTACGGGCCTGGTTTTTTTATGCTTATTTAATTGAATATAAAAATATGCGTTTAACTGCTCTCACGTTGCGTTCTAAGGCGTTAATGTTGTTTAGGCCACCGTTATGCGTAGGTACATTAAAAACGTCTTAGAGTGGCTAAAAGTGGCCAGTACAGACGGTTTTAGGCACTGTTTTTTTGTTAGACACGTTTTAGTCTTGTCTAGGCCACTAATACGAATATCATTGTTGCTATAAGTATTCTTGGCGTAAGTAAAAAAAGAAAAGGATATTTTATGGCTACTTTTGTATTCACTGATGCGTCAGTGACTATCAACACAGTTGATTTAAGTGATCATGTTCGTTCCGTTACCCTGGATATCTCAGCTGAAGAGCAAGATGATACGGCCATGGGTTCAACTTTTAGGTCAAGAAAAGGTGGATTGAAGGATGCGAGCTTGAGTCTTGAGTTCAACAGTGATTTTGCAGCTAGCGAAATCGATGCAACTATATTTCCAATACTTGGGACATCAGTTGCTTTTGTAGTTAAACCTACAAGCGGTGCAGTTAGTTCTACTAATCCAAGTTATTCAGGTAACTGTTTAATAACTCAGCACGTTCCTGTTGGGAATGCCGTTGGGGATTTGGCCACGACTTCCGTGACCTGGCCTACAAGCGGAACCATCACGAGAGCTACGAGTTAATCGTGGCTGGAACATCAGGGTTACACCAGCTCACTTTGGTGTATGTAGATGAAACTAAGCAAGAGCTTGATTTAAGGCCGATTGACTTTGTTGCTGTTGAGCGTAAATTTGGAACTCGTCCAGCTGCTGAACTTCAAAATTTAGCATTTGAGGAGTTAATGTATTTATGCTGGCACGCATCTAAGCGTTTAGGTGTATCTGAGTCATTTGATAAATGGCTAGAAGGCGTTGCATCTATTGACGGTCTTGAAGGGGATGATTCCCCAAACTAGATGAGGGTCACTTTGTCAGTTTAATTTGCGATGTCGCAGTTGCTGCGGGTTTATCCCCAATCGAGGTGGCTCATCTACCGATCGAGTATTTTGTTGGTTTACAAAATTCACTAGTAAAACGAAATGAACAGGAAAGGCAAGCGAGCAAGTAATGGCTAAAGGTATAACCAAACAGACAACTGGCTCAGGTATTGCTGCGACTGGTCTTAATGATGTAATTTCTGGACTTAAAGGCTTGGAGCAAGCTGGCGAGATTCGTAAGGAGTTCAGGGGTTTTCATAAGTCATTGGCCAAAGAAGTTGAGGCTAAAACACGAGCTGAGGCTTTGCGGCAACGTGAGCAGGGTGCTGCTGTACCTAAAAGACAGCGGGGTTCTGCTGGTTATGTTGGTAATGGTACCGATAAAACTGCATTTTTAGATATCCGTAAAACTAACCAATTTGTTAGAAACCTTGAGTTTGGTCGTAAATATCAATTTATACCAAACCTTGTAGTTGGTCGAACTAAGGAAGGTTCGTCAAATACGTTGAGTAAGACGCAGCGTGGTGTTGTTGGTCGTGCTAAACAGCCAGGTGTTGCTCTTAATAATCGAGGGATCAAGGGTTCTTATTATCCTGCTGAAAAAATGAAACGTAGAGTTTTTAAGGAGTGGGTTGGTGATTTTTGGAGTCGTCAGGGTGGTTTTCCTGAAGGGACTAAGTATGGCGGTTATGTTGCTGAGAAAACAATAGCCAGGGTAGTTCCTGGACTTTCTTTGGAATATAGCGATCAAATGTACGGAATTGTAAAAAAGGCCATCAAAGGTAAATAATGGAAAAGAAAACATTAAGGTTTGAGTTTTTAGCGGACACTAAAAAGTTTTTAGGTAAAGTTGGAGCCGTCGGTAAGAAGTTTGAGGCCCTGGGCCAAGACATGAACCGTGTAGGCGGCCAAATTAATAAAGTTTTTGCAGGCATTGGTGTTGCTGCTGGTGCTGTTGCTACTAAAGCTATCGGTGAGTTCCGTGCTTTTGAGGATGGCATGAATGAAGTATTTACTCTTTTGCCTGGCATCACTTCTGAGGCTATGGATCAAATGTCCGCAGATATTTTAACGTTATCTAAAGAGATTGGCAGGCTACCTGAGGATGTTATTCCATCTCTTTATAACTCTTTGTCTGCTGGTGTACCACCTGGAAATGTTTTTGATTTCTTAGAAACTGCGAATAAATTAGCTGTTGGTGGTGCTACTGATTTAGGCACAGCTGTTGATGGTTTAACTACGGTTGTCAATGCTTTTGGTTCTGACATTATCAGCGTTGGTGAGGCATCCGATATTATCTTTACTGCTGTTAAGGGTGGTAAGACCACGGTTGAGGAATTGTCCAACGCTATGTTTAACGTGGCACCAATTGCAGCATCTATGGGGATTGCTTTTGGCGATGTTACTGCTGCGACGGCTACATTAACTGCTGCTGGTACTCCGACAAGTGTTGCAATGACTCAGATTCGTTCTGCTTTATCTGAACTAGCAAAGCCAACAAGTCAGATTTCTAAATTATTTACTGAACTAACTGGTCAAAGTTTTGAGGAGTTCATTGCTGGCGGTGGAAATATGAAAGAAGGTTTTGACATAATCAAGGCTGGAGCTGAGGCTCAGGGTAAACCTTTAGCTCAGTTTGTTGGTTCAGTCGAGGCTCTTGGTGCTATTCAAACCTTAACGGGTAAAGGTTCCGAAAAGTTTGCTGCTGAACTTGAGGCTGCTGGTAACGCTGCGGGTGCTACCGAGGCTGCTTTTACGCAAGGTGCAAGTGGTATTGGTCTTGTCCTGGACAAAATAAGGGCAGCTATAAATGTTTTTGTAATTGAGATAGGTCAAAAGTTAGCACCTGTTCTTTTAGAGTTTATTGATAAGGCACAGGCTGCATTTCAAAATTTACAGCCAAGGGTTAAAGCATTTAGCGATAATGTTAAGGAGTTTATTGGTTCTGCTCAGTTTCAGGGTTTAATTAATAACATACGGGTTTCATTTGAAAAACTTGAGGAGCGTTTAACGCCTGTATTTAAACGTATTAATGATTTTTTCAAAGAAAACCCTAAGGTTGCCTTTACTGGTCTTGCTGTAATTATTGGAGGGATCTTGCTGGCATCTGTTGTATCTCTTGCTGGTGCGGTTGCTGCTTTGTTTAGTCCATTTGTTTTGATTCTTGGTGCTGTTGCTGCTTTGGCTGCTGGGTTTCGTTTTGCTTATGACAATGTTGAAGTGTTTAGGGACTTTGTGGACCGTTCAGTTGCTTTTATGCGTAACTTGTTTAGTAGTTTTGTAGCATTTTTTAAGGGTGAGGGTTTTCAAAAGGGATTCGAGAATGCTGTTGGTGCTGTTACTGGATTTTTTAATAAATTAAAAGATTACTTTATGAGTTGGGTTGATTTTTTAAAGGGTCTGTTTACTGGTGACGTAAATTTAGCAGTTGAGGGTTTAAAAGGTATTTTTAATGGTTTATTAGAATTTTTCCGTTCAGGCTGGGATATCGTTAAAGTATTAACTTCAGCGATCGTTGATGGATTAAAAAAAGTGAAAGATTTTATAACTCCAAAATTAAAAGATTTTGGGAAGTCATTTTTAGAAACTATTTCGACGGTTCTTAAAACATCAGCTGGTGTTGTATTTGAAGGGGTCAAGTTTGTGTTTAATAAAGTAATTGATAAAATTAATGGTTTTATTAATTCTTTAAACTCAGGACTTGGTTTTTCATTTTTCGGCATAGATATAGACCCGCCTGACCTACCTAACATTCCACGCTTGGCCAAGGGTGGTATTGTATCTCAGCCAACTACTGCCTTAATTGGCGAACGTGGGCCTGAGGCTGTAATTCCGTTGTCGAGAGCTGGCGGCAACCTTGGCCAGACCAATGTAAACATCAACGTAAATGCAGGGATGGGGGCTGATGGTGCTAGCATCGGTCGTCAAATCGTTGAGGAGCTTAGAAAGTTTGAACGTTCAAATGGTCCACTTCCACTTCGTATTTCAGGCTTTGATGTCATCTAATGGCTGCACCAACTCTTAGGGTTCGCTTTGGGTTTACTCCAAATGTTTTCACTTTGGATGATGCGATTCGTGGTCGACTCGACTCAGGGAATGTTCTTGGGGGTGCTGTTACTCTTACTGATGTTACTTCTTACATTCAATCTGTTTCAATAAATCGAGGAAGGTCCAGGGATCTCAACTCGTTTTCGGCTGGTACTGCTCAAATTGTTTTAGAAAACTCTACCGATGGCAGGTTTAACCCTGCTAATGCAGCAGGTCCTTATTATCCTGGAATTGAACCATTGATTCAGGTCGTAGTTGATTGTTTGGTTGCTGGTGAGTCGACTTACACTAATCTTTATACTGGTTTTGTTACTGACTGGGTTACTCAATATCCAAATAAAACAACATCTAAGGTGCAGGTATCCTGTTCTGATGCTTTTGTTAAATTAGCAAATATTGAGACCAGTTCTTTGTCTGTTAGTTCTACTGACTCAGGTTCTATGGTTTCATCTATCTTGTCTAATGCACAGGTTGCGTTTTCAGGTTCTACTTCAGTCGACACTGGTAATTCAATAATGCAGTCGATAAATAAATCAAATAATGTTTTATCTTTACTTCAGGAAATTGAGAAAAGCGAGAACGGTGCATTATTTGTTGGTGCTGATGGAACTCTAAACTTTAAAAACAGGCATTCGTCATTTCCTACTACTTCGTCTGTTGTTTTTTCTGATGATGGTTCTGATATTCCTTATCTTGAGGTAAACCAGCCTGTTGATGATGATTTGATTTATAACGTTATTAACTTAAAAAGAGAGGGCGGTTCGACTCAGTCTGCTGCTGATGTTGCTAGTCAGGCTAAATATTTAAAGCGTTACCTGGAGCGATCAAATCTTTTAAATTCAACTGATGCTGACGTGGCTACTGCTGCTTTGTTTTTGTTGGCTAAATTTAAAGATGCTTTGCCTAGGTTTTCGTCAATGGTGTTAAATGTTGACACGTTGTCTGCTGCTAATCAGCTGAATGTTCTAGGCCTTGAATTATCAAGCGGTATAAAAATCGAAATAACTCCGCCTGGTGAGGGATCTCAAATTGCTAGAGAGTCAATAATTGACGGAGTTAATTTTGCTATAACCCCTGATGACTTCGTTATTCGCTTTAATGTGTCTGATGCAGTCAACTCTGCATTTTTCCGCCTAAACTCTACCGCTTATGGTCAATTGGACGATGACCGCCTTGGTTACTGAAAGTCGGCCAAAAGTCGGCCAAATGGTGTTGATAAAGGGTCTAAAAACTAAATAAACCCCGCGTTAACGGGGTTTATCCAATAAAGGTCGGCAGTGTCCTACTCTCCCCAGGCTTTGTGGACGGTGTGGAACCCCTGGAAACTATGGATTTAATGTAAAGAAAACGGCCTTTTTATAGGCTTTGTTATTCCAGGATTTCTTTTATATCCAATAATTTCATTAATTCCAGGTTAAAGTCGGCCAAAAGTCGGCCAAAAATATAACATTTTATTTGCAAATAGCCAATGATTATGGTCTTATTAACACATGGTTAGCAACAAAAATAAGGAGGTCGTCAAAATGGACGCAATTAATTTAACCTATCCAATCATGAGTACAATGCCTGGTAATGTCAGGCTCTCTACTTGGGAGTATCAAGCGATCGCTGAGGAAGTTCTCGGCGTTCTTAAAAGAGGCAAGTCAAAGAATGTTCTTATGCTTAGCATTGAGGACTCTTTGCCGCATAATGTTAAGCTCTCAAACTTTGAGCTTAATCAAATGGCTGACGCTTGTCAGGAAGCCTGGGACCGTTTAAATGGACCAAATTTCATTGTAAAAACTTATAATGACGAGGGTCGTTATGGTGGTTGTGGCTACTTTGAGACTCTTACCGACGCTATCGAGTATAAAATCCGTCAAGAGGATTGTGACCGTGTGGCTAAGGTCTACCGTCTTGTTGAGTTTGAGGAGGTTCAATAATGTCTGCTGTTAAAACTTGCAAGCATGGAGCTCGTCTTTATGACCAAACTGGTCAAGGCGATTGGTTCCATGCTGAAAAATGCGACACTGGTTGTCTGCCTGTTCCGAGTGACCCTGGTCATTTTAAGTTCGACTCTTATATCGAGGACGTTGGCGATGGCTCTTTTGTTGAGTGGTTCGAGTGTGGTCATCATGGGGAATGCGACGACTATATTCGTGTCGTTGCTGGTCCTGAGACTTGTTGTAAGTGTGGCTATGGTTTTGAGGATATTGAGGACTTGTTTAGTCCGCAGGACCGTGTTGAGTCCTGGCGACATGTTCTTTGTCCTGGAGGTGATATCTAATGGCATCGTCAAGGATTCGTAAAAGACAAAATAAAAATGGCGTAAAGTATCAGGCTGTTGTTGAGGAAAAACACGAAGGCCGTAACGTTGTTATTTGGTCAGGAACTTATAAAACTAAAGGTGACGCTCAGGCAGCTGCTGCTGAATATCTTGACGGCGTAAATAAAGGAACTGTTCGCCATATCGTTGACAAAGCAACTTTTAAAAGTTTTTGTTTAAATGTTTGGCTACCGTCTTGTCGTTTAAAGGTTGAGCGTGCTGAAACCATCCGAAAGTATGAAATGTATTTTAATAACCACTGGGTTGACCATTTTGGTTCTCTTAAAATGACTCAAATTGAACCAATGATTCTTAATCGTTGGCTTGAGTTAAAAAAGGCAGAGGGTTTGTCTGTTGGCTATCTTGCTCGGATGCAGGGGGTTCTTAGCTCTGTTTTTGAGTTGGCCGTGGAAACTAACGCCATGGGAACCAATCCAATGAAAAAGAAAAGCACAGCCAGGGTTAAAATACCCAAGTCAAACCGTGACGCTTATTCAATTGAGGAAGTTCGAGGGATCCTTGAATTTATAAAAGCAAATGACGGCATCCGTCGTGACTATTTTTTCTTTTATCTTGCTTTGACCACTGGACTTCGTCGTGGGGAGCTTTGTGGTATCCGTCTTGAGGATATTAATTATTCTGCTGACGGTTCTATTGCAACTATTCAAATAAATAAGCACGTAGAAAAAGTTAGGAACGGTGGCCGTACTGTTGACTTTGTCGGGTCCAGCTCAAAAAAGAACCATAACCGCTTGGTTCCGCTTGACGTTGGGTCGACCCTGGAGCTTAAAAAGCACCTGGAGCGTTGTCACAATGGCCAAGTTTACGGTCGTGCTTGGAACTCTAACAATGATGACCGTGATTTGTGGTCTAATGATGGCTGGTTATTCCATCGTGGTAATGGTCGGGCTGCTTATCCTGACTCATACACGGCTGCATTCAAACGTTACTGTAAGCAGGGCGGTTTTCGTTACATGGGCTTGCACGCAACTCGCCACACCGTGGCTACTGGTTTGCACCGAGCTAACGTTCCGATTGGTACGTCTGCTACTCTTTTGGGTCAGACTCCTGAAACGTTTTTACGCACTTATGTTCACATCTCTGATGAGGACCTTGTTGCTGGTCAATCTAAATGGGCCGATGAACTAAACTAAGGATTCGACAGCCTGGATAATCCTGGTTGTTAACCAAAAGAAAAGGCCCTGGTTTATCCAGGGTCTTTTTGATTCATATTGTGAAGTGCAATTTCTAAATAGCGTTTAGGCATCATGTTGATAAATTTTTCAAAATCCGCAAATGTAACGATGTATATTGCTTGTTTAAAATTAATGTAGACGGTTCTAAGGGTCAAAGGTGTTTGTCCATTATCTTTAATATGCGACATCCAATCTGAGAAAATCTCAAACTCAGTATGTTTTTGCGATAAACGGTGTAGTACTAAATCTCTAACAAATGTAAATTTATTATTTGCTGGGTCGTCTACGAATAAGTCCATATTCTCATCTAAAAATAAAGTATCTTTTAAAAATTCTTGTAGTGCTTCAAAGTTCCGAACGTCTTTTAGTCTATAACCCTGTTCGTATGCAAGATTTGAGTAGGCAGCGTTGTACCATAAGATTTCGCCGTCATAAATGTTAGAAATTACTACAGGTGTTGGGTCGTGAACTATGAGGTCAGCTAGGTCGCTGTCGGTTACAATCCCCTCTTTGTCGTAGCTGCTACCTTGTAGGGTTTTAATAAAAGATTTATAAAGTTTTTCATCAGCTTTAGTTAATTTTTTATTATGACCTGATCTGTACATTTTAGTTGTCCTTATAAAGTGCCTTTTGGATTTCTTGAATGCTAAGGGTCAAGTCTGCTATATTTTCTTTAATTTCTTTTAACTCAGTTTCTATTGATGTTTGCTTTGCTGTACCCATGACGTTGTATAATCCAGCTAATTTGTATAAATCAAAATTTAATACTTTAAGTTCCTCATCAAAATAATCGACCATTGTATCGATCAACGCTTTTGGTGGTACGCGATGTAAAATTAAACTCTCATATGAGGATATTGTCGTTTTGCTGACATTGATGTCATCAGCTAGTTCTTGTTGTGTAATGGATTTCCATTTGCGTAACCTAGACAAAGCAATAGCAAACGTTAAGTCATTATTGTTTGTGTCGCTAACCATAGAATTATTATAATAATCGTAATTATCGGGTGCCATAACTGTATGGTCTGCATTGCCTAGCCTCATGTGGTCATTGTACACACTTCACGCTCGTCCTCAAGCGAAAAGTGTTCAAATAATATATAATATTTATAAAAGAACGACTTTTATGTTCTTGGAGTGGTAAAAAAATATTAAAGTACACTTTGATAATATAAAACGGTTCTTTTAAGTTAATTGTACACAGAAAAATATATTTTCTGTACCAGCGAAGTGAAAGGCCAAAGGGGTAAAGATGCAATATAAAAAAATGAACGGTTCAAGTTCTGCCCATGCATCTAGCGTACGTAGCACACATCCCCTGCGGTCTTTCAATTTTCATCGTGGTGATAAGGTTGACCTGGTTTTCATGGATCATCCAAGTTCTGAACTAAAAGAATTTAAAAATGCCACGTTTATTAAATGTTATGTAAAGAATGACATTGATGTTGCTGTATTAGTTCACGAGGGTGTTACTCATGTGCTACCGCTATCTCGTGTAGGTATGTTAGGAGTGTCAATTGACAAAATTAAACAATATTGAAAGTCTAAATCTATTGACCGTTGATGAGGCCACTAAACTTTTAAAAATTTCTAAAAGTTCAGTTTATGAAATGGTAAAGGATGGCCGTATGCCGTCTGTTAAATTACCAGGTGTAAGAAGGGTCTTTATTAAACGTTCTGATTTAGAAAACATACTTCAATGAATAAAGAACTA